TTTTGATAAACAAGCAAAAAGAGTGATTCGTGAGGTGGATTGGGACGCATACGAGAAAAGAAAAGCCGGAATTATGGATTTAGTGAAGACATCGTGGAGCGATGAGAAGCTGAAAATCACCTTATTGTTAACGCAGACACTTATGGACGCATTGGAAGCTGGAGGCGAATACACCGAGATGGAGCTAGGACAAGACATAGGGTGGAGCGGAGACGACGCACCGGCTACCCGATTCATGAACCTGTACACTCCGAAGCTGGCTGGCGAGCTGACCGACACCACAATAGACCGCATCCGCAATGCTATTAAACTGAGTATTCAGTTGGGCGAAAGCACGAAGGTGGCAAAGGGGAGACTGTACAGCACGATCTCAGACAAGAAGCGAAGCGCAACGATCGCACACACTGAGAGTGTCCGTGCTTTTACTGGTGGCCGTTTGATGGTGGGGTTTGAAAGTGGGGCTGACCGCAAGCAGTGGGACGCAACGAGCGAACCTTGCCCGATTTGTGCAAGCTCGAACGGGGAAACGGTGAGACTAGACGCGATGTTTAGCAACGGCAAAAGCGGAACTCCGGGGCATCCTAATTGCCGATGTTTGATTAAGTTGCTTTTCCCAGAGAACGGGAAGCCGAAGCAGTGGGACATTGATATTGCAAAGAAAGTCGTGGAGATGTTGAGCTACTAGTATATTTGACGCGGAACTATAAACCGCATATCATGGAGAGAACCTATGAAAAATAAAACGATGAAATCAGTGTCCGCAACAGTTATTGCTGCCGACGAAAAAGGCTCACTGCCTACAAAGATCAAGGTTTTACCATACGGAGAGTGGAACACGTACTGGTATGGCATGGTGGTGATGACCAAAGAGATTGCCGAGCAGATGGTGGCGTACTTTAGCCGAGGAGTCCGCAAGGGCGTTCCGATTGACGTAGACCACGACGGCGGAAAAGCTGCCGGTTGGGTTGAACAATTGACCGCCGAAGAGGACGGACTTTACGCTGACATTGATTGGACAAGTTACGGTAAAGAGTTGCTAACCGAAAAGATTTATCGATTGTTTTCACCAGAGTGGAGCTTTGATTGGGTTGACCCTCAGACAAGCACACACCAAGGTCCAGTATTTTTAGCTGGTACACTTACAAACAGACCGTTGCTCAAAGAACTCCCGTTGCTTGCCTCTGAAAAAGGCGCAGAAAGCCGAGCGCAACAGGTAGACTTGACAAAGAACAACGAAATTATGCTACTATTAGGAGAGGAGCAAATCATGACAGTACAAGAAATCTTAGCCAAAAAAGCTGCCGACCGAACCGAAGAGGAAAAAGCATTCCTCACGGAACACGTCGCTGAATTATCTGAAGAGCAAAAAGCTCAGTTGCAAGCTGAGACTGATGCTAGTGACGAAGGGGCAAACGATGACAGTGCAAACGAAGATACATCTACTGACGGCGAAGGCGCTGGAGAGGGTGGAGATTCTGACGCTGAAGACGCTGGTGCTTCTGACGAGGGTGCTGGAGCAGGTGAAGAGGGAGAAGGCGAAGGCTCAGGCGAAGGTAGTGAAGACATCCAAGCCAACGAGGACAAGCCCGTAACCATCAAGGCTAGTGAACTCAAAGCATTCCAAGCTGCACAAGCTGAATTGGTGAAGGCACAAGAAACTGTGAAGCGCAACGAAGTTTCAAAAGAAGTTGACGGCTTAATCAAAGGCAACGACGGGATGACCCGTATTTTGCCAGCACAAAAAGATGCTGTTGTTGACTTCCTGATGAGCGCTGACCAGAAAACGGCAGACGCATTCCGCACAATTGTGAACGGTTTACCCGGTGTGAAACTTGCTGGGGAGATCGGAAAGGATAGCCAAGATGAGGGAAGCGTAGCAACAAAATATCAAACAATCATGGCGAGTTACAAAAAAGCTGGACACTCTACCGAAAAAGCATTAGACTTAATGGAGAAGGAGCATCCAGAACTATACAAACAAGCCCAAAAAGAATTGGCTAAATAACTAAAATAGTAAAGGAAAACAACATATGGCAGTCACACAACATTCTGAGTTCAGTTCCATGACCGCTGCTGCTGACTACAGCGCAAAGCAGTATCACTTGGTAACTCAAACCGGAGATCAACAAGTTACCCTCGCAGGGGACGGTGTTAAGGTTTTCGGCGTTATTAACAACAAACCAAAATCAGGCGAAACCGCAGAAGTCGTCCGCATTACTGCTGGCGTCACTTTCAAAGTGAAACTTGAAGGCTCTGTGGATCGTGGCGACAGACTCGCTTCCAACGCGAATGCTAAAGCTATCGAAGCTGTAGCCGGTGACGAGAGTTTTGGTTACGCAATGGAGAGTGGTGTATCAGGAGACGTAATTGAAGCTTACGGCGACCCATTACTCATCCCAACACCATAATAATTTAAGAAAGGAATAAAGGAATAAATCTATATGCCACAATCCGTAGAATACACAGTTGATCCGCTGTTAACCCAAATTGCAAAGGATTACAACAGTAACACGTTCATCGCCGACAGAGTCGCACCTCGCGTCAATGTTGAGAGCGACACTGGTTACTACTACGTGTACGGCCAAGAAGCAAAGCGTCTTGAAGATGACTTGCGTACTGGCTTAGCACGGGCGAACCGCGTTGACTACTCAATGAGTCTCGCTAGTTACGGTCCATTGATCGAACACTCACTCGAACAAGGTGTTACTCGTAAAGAGAAACGCGTTATGGGTGAGGAAAAAGCTCTTCGCCGAGCTGCTGCTAACGTTACCGGAAAAATCATGCTTCGCCATGAGAAGACCGTTGCTGACATTTTGCAGAACACTTCGATCATCACTCAGAACGTGACTTTGACCTCAAACGACAAATGGAGCGCAGTTCATGCTGATTCCAACCCTGTCGCTGACGTTGAACTCGGTTTTGCTACCATCGAAGCCAAAGGAATCTCTGGCCGAAGAGTCTTGCTCTTAGGTTACGAAGCCTTTGAAACTGCTCGATCTAACGCTCAACTCATTGCTCGTATGAGTACCGCAACTTTGCGCACTCCTCTGACAATGGAACAATTGGAAGCTCTTTTCCAAGTTGACGAGATCATCGTTGGTAAAGCTATGTACAACACCGCTAAAGAGGGCCAAGCCGACGTGTTAGCACGTGTCTGGGGCGACAACGCGATTTGTATGGTCGTTGCAGAAGGTACTGAGCCAGACTTGACTCAGATCAACCCTATGTACACCTTGCAAGTTGAAGGTGAGCGCGTAGTTGACCGATGGGACGAGCCACAAGCTGGCCGTGGAACTACATTTGTACGTTTCACCGACTACTTTGAAGCTAAGTTGGTAGCTGCTGAAGCTGTCTACTTAATCAAAGACGTCAAGTAAGATTGAAAATACAAGGGGGTTGGGGAAACTCAGCCCCCTTACACTAAGAAGGGAATACCATGAAATTCGCATCTAACGTAAAATTCGGCGGACAAGTCTATAACGCAGGTATGGAAGTACCAAAGGAAATGGACAAAGAAACGATTGCAAGTCTCCAAGAGAGCGGAGCAATTGAGACTCCAAAGAGTAAGAGCGACGCTAAGCGCCTAGCAGAACTCGAAAAAGCAAACGCTGACACTGACGAGAACACACAAGACGACACAACCGAGGACACTGGATTACCAGTGAACATGGACAACACGAAAGTGGAAGTTGTTGAGTACGCTCGATCAAAAGGCATTGCTGTAGACGAGAGTAAAACCAAGAAAGAAATATTAGAGACACTAAAGAACCAATAATATGTCACAACCACGACCCGTTACCAATGACGATGTTCTGCTCTCACAGGGTTTAGTTGAATACTACGACCCTATTGAGGACGTGATGCGTCAATGCACTGTTGAAGTCGCTAAGCGAATGGCAACAGTGAACGAGCCAGTGCGCCTGAAACTTATTGCTCTCGGTGTGATTGAAGAGGAGGCCGACAATGAATAAACACGACGCTGGTATTGGCATTGACAGCCTTCAATCCATGAACATGAAGGGCGTGAGCGACAAGGGTGTATGGAAGGCTCATTTTAGAATTGAGAAGTTTGCAAATGACGACGCTGTAAAAGCCGGCAAAGCATACGAAGTCTCTGAGTTTGAGAAGAACATTTTAGTGAACGCTGGTATTAACGCCATGCTCACACTTCTCGCTGGAGGCGGTGGCACTGCATTCAATAACGCGAACGCGTATATTGGTGTTGGTGACTCGAGTACGGCTGCTGCTGCTTCACAAACAGACCTACAGGCTGCTTCCAACAAATTGCGCAAAGCGATGAACGCTTCGTATCCAACCTACGGAACAAGTCAACAGATTGTGTTCCAGTCAGACTTTGAATCAAGTGACGCGAACTTTGCTTGGAATGAGTTTGCAGTGTTTAACGCTTCATCTGCTGGCACAATGCTGAACCGCAAGGTTTCTGCTGAAGGTACGAAAACCTCAGGCCAGACTTGGAGAGTTACCGTTACGATCACTATCAGTTAAGATTTTTAACTGTTTACACGCACATCAGACCCCCTTCCCTAGCGGTTGGGGGTTTTTGTTAGTAGAATGATTAGTATGGCAAAACATTTCAAGAAACACCGACCCCCCAAAGAACGAATACCAGAAAAAGGCGCGCCACTCGGCGGGTACTTTATTGACAATGGGATTGTTACATTCCGATGCAAGAACCCCGATTGTGGGCAACACATGAGCCTAGCGGGGTATGAGATTTACGAGAGCGGAGAGGTACAACCGGACGTTGTTTGCCCCAACTGCAAGGCGGTACACGAGGACATTATTTTAGACGGGCATGATAGTAACTTCATAAAAGCAAAAGGCGAGGCAAGACTCGATGACAAACGACTATGGAAAAAAGAACAGTAACTATCCGCAAGCCAGTGATGGTGGACAGAGCCGTTAATGCGACGCTATTAAATCGGTACGTTGCTTATTGCGAAGAGGTGCAGTACGACACGAGCAGTAAGGCCAACAACCACAAGGTGATTAACACCAAGACGTGGTATCAGATTCAGTGGGCGAATATTAAAGCCGACATTTTAGGATTCCTGACCAACCCATTTGCGCCCACCGTCGCAAGCAGAATTGCGTGGAGCTTAGTTGCGTTTATTTTCATTGCGTTACGAGATCACGAAAAGGCACACTACACCGCCTTCCAAGCACCGATGATGTTCGGGGCGATTGCATACGACACCGCGGGGCAAAGTAGCCACTCGGGAGAGCCGACCACAATCACGGTTACAGTGACGATTGGCTCGGGTTCTGACCGACTGGTGACGGCCAACTACTCCGCACTAGGCGGGGAACTTTCCGCCACGTTTGACGGTAGCGCTATGCAGGACATTATTACCCAGAGTCCAGCCGAGGCTGCCTATTACCTGAATCCGGGGACGGGAAGCAAGAACGTTGTGGTGTCTGGCGGAAACATTAAAACGCTAGGTGTAGTGTCTTTTACTGGCGTGGATCAGACCGACCCTATTGGTACAGCGGTGCGCGAGAACGGCACGGCAAGCCCCAATGACATGACGATGACCATCGTACAAAACGGCAGTGTGCGTGTGGACTTTTTAGGCGCAAACAGAGACGATTCAACCTCACCAACAGCATCACTCGACGCGGGAACATTGCGATGCAACCCCGTGACCCCACAAAACCAGTTCAGAATTGGCGTGTTTGTGTACACCAACGACGTGGCAAGCGCGGGGAGTAACACCAGAACATGGACAACGACCGGCACAAGCCGTTACTACATTGCATACGAGATTCGAGCTGCTATTTCTGGGTACACGGTTTTAACCTTGCGACCGAACGGCGCGGGTAACGAGATGCAGTGGGACGCGGAAGACGGAGACTACACCAGAGTGGACGACGTAACCAGCGACGGAGACACGACCCGCTTGTACACTCCAACCGACAACCGGCGGGCTGTTTTCGCATTGGAGAACCACGGAAGCGAGACGGGGACTATTTTCGGCGTCAGAGTAAACCTGATGATGAGGGGACTCGACGACATTGAGAACACGGTTAGAGCTTCTATTCGCACCAATAGTACAAACTACGAGTCACCAGATTTGCAGTTCAAGAACAACACGTATCACGTTGAAAGCTACCTCTGGCTAACCAACCCGAACACTGGCTCAGCGTGGACATGGAGCGAAATTGACGCACTACAGGCAGGTATGTACCGTGTGACTGGCGGTGGACAGGCAGTAACGCAAGTGTATGTTGAGGTGCTGTATTCGACGGTCACAATTGACGACAAACCAGTGACAGATTCGGCCTCTGGAGCGGACACGCTCGGCATTTTGGCGCTGATTGGCATTAGCGACAGCAACACCGGCGCTGCATATTCCAACGGGTACGGATACCGCAAATCAATTACTGTTGACCACACGAAGGTGGCGGGATCAAGCGACTTCACCGACTTTCCAATCCTAGTGAAATCTACCGACAACGACCTCAAGAGCGAGGCCAACGGCGGGTACGTGAAGAACGGCACACACTTAGACGTGCGCTTTGAACTTGGAAACGGCACACAGCTCAAGCACGAAATTGAGAGCTACAACGCGACCACGGGCGCAATAGTCGCTCACGTGAAGATTCCAACCCTCGGAGCTACAGCCGACACCACGATTTACATGTATTTTGGGAAAAACATTGTCGCCACGGAGCAAGACCCAACCGCAGTGTGGAACTCGGGTTACTTGGCCGTATACCACTTGAACGGAAACCTGAACGACTCGACGGCCAACGCATTACACCTAACAGCCAGCGGAGCAACCGACACAACCGGCTTCCACGCGGGCGGGCGACTGTACGACGGGACAAACGACAAAGACTACCGATCACACAGTGCAATTATGAACCTGACCGAGACGACACTCGAGGCATTGGTGCGACCTGACGCGACGCTTCCCGGCGGAGAGCGCGGTATTATTTCACACACGCATTACAACCTGATTCAGAACGACACCGCCGACTTGCGTATGGAAGTGAACACTGTTACTGGTGGCTACACTGGATTGTGGGCGGGGGCTTCGACACCAAAAGACGGCACAACATGGAGTCACGTTGCGGGAAGTTACGACAAAACCAACTTGCGGACGTTTATTGAGGGTGTTCAGCAGTCCACAACCGGCAAGACAACCGACATTGTGGCCGGTACGTTTGACCTGAACATTGGTTTACACTCAGCTGGATACTACAAGGGTGCGATTGACGAGGCACGTGTACACAGCGTTGGCCGAAGCAATGACTATATTTTGACTTCCAGAAACACACTCAAAGACCCTGCAACCTTTTACACCTTAGGCTCTACAGTGGCCGGAGGGGTTGATCCTGACGCGGTTTTGGTTGAGGACGTGGATACCACTACAGAGAAAAACGTAACTGACTCAGGAAGTGGGAGCGATGTTATTGGCATACTGGCACAGATTGCTATTGCCGAAACAGCGACCGGAGCAGACGTAATCAGCATTTTAGCTCTCCTCAGCATTGCAGAAACAGGGAGCGCAACCGACTCAGTGGCCTTACTTGCCCTGATTCCTATTGCTGAGAGTGCAACGGGAGTGGACGCGGTGAATGTAGCCGTTTTTGTGCCTGTGGGGGACTCAGGAAGCGGAACAGAAGTGATTGTTATTTTGGCAAACATCGCCGTGAACGAGACAGCCACCGGCGCGGACACCGTAGACGCAGAGCAAACGGCCGACATTATCGCCATTACTGATAGCGCATCCGGAAGCGACGCGGTGGGAGTGTTGGCACAATTGGGGATTAGTGATTCAGCAGTGGGCGCAGACACACTCAACTTACTCGCCCTACTCGGCATTGGAGAGACGGGAAGCGGGGCAGACCAGACGGCCATTACTGCATTGGTGAACATTTCGGAGAACGCAACGACCACGGAACTATTGCAGGTGTTTGTACAGTTGAACGTGACCGACAGCGCCAGCGCAACCGAGTTACTGAGCATATTGGTACAGGCAGGAATCACCGACAACGCAACCGCAAACGACACCATACAGCTACTCGCCCAGATTACCAAAGCCGACAACGGAAGCGGAAGCGACCAATTGGCATTACAGGCAAACGTGGGGGTGAACGAGCAAGGCCAAGGCGACGACACACTGCAAGCCACTAACTTTGTGACCCTTACCGACAACGCACAGGGAACGGACGCAGAGAGCATTTTTGCCTTTTTGAACATTAACGACAGCGGGCAAGGCGTGGACGTGCCGATTGTAGTGGTGACGGGAACGCTGAACCTTATTAAGACGGTATTAAAAACTAATAAAAAACACACTGTATTACGACAAAAGATGCACAGTGTTATACTGAAACAGAGGAGAAAATAGCATGGCACAAGAACTACTTACAGCCGAGAACTTCGGCGAAATCAATATCCTCGGACGGTCTGAATTGGCAAGTGACGTTGTTGCTGATACGGACGATGTTGTGGTGAAGAACGCCAACGGCTTTGCTGTGGGGCGGTTTTTTGTTTTGGACATTCCCGGCAAAGAGACAGCAGAACTACACAGAGTTGAGGCAATTAGCGGAAACAACATTACTACCGTGGACAACGTAGAACGCGCCCACCGTCGCAATGAGCTGGTAACTATTTTGCGGTACAACCAGATCAGATTTTACCGAGCGCCAAACGTAACCGGCGACCAACCGGCCGACTCTGACTTTGCTGTTTTGACAACTGTGGATATTGACGTAGACAGTGAGATGACGGATTACATTGATACTGACGGCGGAAGCGGGTACTGGTACAAGTTCACCTATTACAACTCGATCACTGACACCGAAACCTCATTGGCTGACGCGGATTCTGTGCGCGGGGGAAACTACGGCCGATATGTGACTGTTTTTGAGGTACGACGCGAGGCCGGACTTGAGGACAACCAATTCATTACCGACGAGGAAGTGTATGAGAAACTGCTTGCAGCTGAAGGCGAAGCAGATAGCGCATTAGTGGATGGTGGACACACACTACCACTGGCAAGCGTACCAGAGGTAATTAAACAAGCGATCCGATTGATTGCAGCTGGATTTTTACTGGTAAAAGACTATGGTCCGGAACACAACGGCACAAACAAAGACGGAGAGCGGAAGCTGGCAATGGGACGAGCGATGCTCGCCAAGATTGCGAACAAAAGCACCACGATTACTGTGAACGGCGAGACGGTGACGGTAGGGACGGGAGTACGAGGCTACCCGTTGAATGACGAAGTTGAAACATCAATTACTCGAGAGAGGATGTTCACTCGAGATCAGGAGTTTTAATGCTCAAGATCGAGATTGAAGTCATTGGTGACAAAGAGTTTATTGGCAAGCTGAAGAAGTTTGGCAAAGAGGTGTTGGACTGGACGCCGGAGTTTCAGACAATGGAGAAGCACTTTAAGAAGTATTTAACTGACCTTGTGTTTGAATACGAGGGTGCAATTTTTGGGTATCCTTGGCCGAAGCTGTCACCGAAGTACGAACTAAAGAAGCGCGTTGAGTTTTCCGGTAAGGGAATCCTTGAGAGAACCGGCGACTTGCGCAAGGGCTGGCGCTTTGAGGCCAGCAAAGGTGGACTACTCATGGAAAACAACGTACCATACGGTGTATACCATCAGTCCACAAAACCGCGCAAAAAGATTCCGCGCCGTCCACTACTACGCATTGATAGCACACAAGAGAAGTACATTGTGGACGTTTTGAAAAAAGGATTACTTGAAAGAATGAAAAGGGTAATATGAGGCCAACTGTTCCACAGCTTTTACTAGATCTTTTTGAGAAACGATTAGTTGACCATCGCTTTAAGTGGTTCAGAGAAGGCGACCCAATCATTTTGCCACAGAGCCAAATGCCCGCATTGTTGGTTACTGAGGACACGACACGGTGGGAAGCGGACGCAACCGGCTACGACAAAGCTACACACACATTACGCATTCAAGTGGTTCTCAACAAAAAAGCAGACTTCGGCAACAAAGACCAAGCAAGCTCACTCGACAAGAAGCTCGACGAGATTGTGCAAGGTCGAGACGAGGCAGGGGCATTACTGCCAAATACGATTATGGGAGTGTTGCGAAAAGACTTCACACTCGAGGGGCTTTCCATTCAGAGTATCGGCACAGTAGAGAAGGGTTTTGTGGCACGTTCTGAAGAGCTGACCACGGCCGAGGCACGGATTACACTAGAGTTACAGGAATTAGTACCTATTGTTGGGCGAGAATAATTGACACCTATAAAAAAAGTACCTAGAATGGAGGAATGAGCATGAAGTATACTTATCGCAATATCTCTGGAGTTGATCAAGTTTTAATGGGCGTGGGCGAAGTGAAGGCTGATGATGCTATTCACAGCGCTGTTCCTATTGAAAATCCCAACTTTAAGTTAGAGAAAACAGAACAAACCGACGAGGAAGGCAAAACCGGCGTCATTCCAGTAACTAAAACCAAAGGCAGGAAATAATTATGTCAACTCACGTTTCCAACAAAGGCTACCTAGCTATCAAACCAGAGACTACCAAAGGCGTACCTGCTGGTGTTCCTAACTTGGTTGTTCCTATTTACTCAGAGAACCTTGCTACTGACGTTGGGTTAGATGAAGACAACCCAATTATCGGTAACGTATTTGCTCGATTCCAAACATTACTCGGCAAAAGAAGTCACGGCGGAGAGTTCCAAGCGATGGCTGAGCCAAACACGATTGCTCACCTGATTGCTATGTTGATGACCCGTTCGGCAACTTCCGGCAGTGGTCCATATACACACACCTTTGGATTTTCAGTAACCACCAACCCAAAGAGTTACACCGTAGACGTAGCCAAAGGCCAAGTGGTCTGCCGTTATGCTGGTGTTGAAGCCTCTGAGTTGAACAACGAGTACGACGAGAGCAAGATGGTGCTGAACGCAACTGTTGCTGCTTTGAAGTCGTTTATTGTTGCTGAGATCTCCTCATTCGCAAACAGTAATGAAGTTACCCTGAAAACTAACAACGGATTAGACCCCGCACCAACTGAACTGTTACAGGTGGGCGACCTTGTTCGCATTATGAAGGCTGACGGGACGTACATTGATGACGTGATCGACACTGTTGAATCCGGCGTTCGCATTGACTTAGCGGGAACTTTGACTGGTGTTGCTGATGGCGACTTGTTATTCATCCGACCAGCAACCGCCCCAAGTGCTTCTATCCGAGTGCCTTTCAACTGGGTACGCACTGAGTACCGCTTTGGAGCTGATGAGGCAACCGCCCTGTCCGCCTCTCAAGTTCGTATGGACGAAGCAAGTTGGACATTGAGCTACGAGTTTGAAGACGAAAAGGGCGCACAACGAAGTGGCGCTGCCGATCCTGCTGAACTCGTCCGCACTCAGGGCAACATGGAAATCGAGCTGACCAAATACTTTGACGATCCACGCGACTACGCAAACTTCTTGCGCAACACCAAAAACAAAGTGTTGGTGATTCGCCACTTCTCAGAGACAGGATATGAGCTACGCATTACTGTGTTCAAATACGCAACCAATGAGTACGCACCTGAGATGGAAAGTGGAGATCCGATTTACGCTGAACACGTTTTACTGCCTGAATACAGCTCTGCTGACGGAATGGCTGTGAAGGTGGAAGTGTTGAACGCGCTATCAAGTATTGCATCATAAAATAACGAAAGGGCAACGCCATGCCAGAACTAAAGATAAACCGAGAAGCCAAACGAGTTGTATTACCTGCCTCGAGTTCAGAGAATGACGAAGCATGGGCAGAGGTATACACCGACTTGCGCGCAAGCGATATTTTGGCTATTGGGCAGTATAAGAACAACCCAAAACAAGCGGGTACAGGTGTGTTCGTTGAGGTGATTCGAGCTTGGAACATTACCATCGGCGGACAACCAGCCCCGATTACTGCGGAGAACGTAGGATACTTGCCGGCTGCTGACCTCATGGTGATTATTGACGAGACTGGAATCAATGAGTCGTTAGAGGCGATGACTGACGCAAAAAAAAAGAAATAACGCTGGCACTTTCGGCCGACATTGACCGAGAAAACGGCGACCCTGCACACCCCCACCCCGTCCCGATTGAGTTGCAATTATTGCGATACCGACAGGCATTTAATTTGTCGTGGCAAGAGTTGATGAATACGCCGTGGCGAGTGATTCAGACCGATATGGAAATCTGGGACATTGAGGCTAGATTGAGAAAACAAAAAAAGAAGAAACAACCCAGAGGGAAGCATCGCCGGTAGCCTCGTTTTGTGCTACCATTTAAGGACACACTATGCCAGAGATCGCCGAACTACGAGCAAAAATCACCACTGAAAGCGACGGTAAAGGGGTAGACGAAGCAGAAAACAAACTCTCGAAGTTTGGGGTTAACGCTGCTAAGGCTGCTCAAGTTGCCACTGCTGGCTTTATTGCGTTCGGTGCAGCTGCGACAGCTGCGCTGGTGGCCTCTGCTACCTCTGCGGTGGCTTTTCAAGACAAGATGGCTGACGTGGCAAAGACGACCGGCATCACCGGCGACGGATTGGCACAACTAAGCGACGACCTCCTCAAACTGAGTAAATCTACACGGACAAGCGCCGACGAACTAGCAAGCATTGCGGAGATCGGCGGACAATTAGGTGTGGCTGAAGATCAGATCATGAGCTTTACCAAGCAGATTGACGTGTTTAACGTGGCACTCGGCAAAGACTTTTCGGGCGGAGTTGAAGAAGCTGCAACCTCGATGGGGAAACTTACGACACTTTTCGGAGAAACAAAAGACCTCGACGTGGCGGACGCGATCAACCGCGCTGGATCGGCAATCAACACGCTCGGCGCTATTGGTGCGGGTACGACGGCCAACATGACCGAGTTCGCAACCAGACTTGGACAGCTACCAGAGGCATTACGGCCAAGCATTCAAGACGCGCTAGCATTGGGTACGTTGTTTGAAGAGGCGGGACTTTCCGCGCAGATTGCTTCCGGCGGTATGACTAACTTCTTCTTGGTGGCTGGTAAAGAGATTGATGGCTTTGCAGCTCTCATGGGAATGACCACCAAAAAAGCACAAGAGCTGTTGAGTACTGACCCGACCGAGTTTGCGATTAAGTTTTCAGAATCACTCAAAGGCATGGACGCTGTGGAATTGGCCAACACATTGGACACCCTCAAGATCGGCACACAGGAAACAATTAAGGTAGTGGGCGCTTTGGGCGGTGGAGTGGATCGGTTTAGACTGTTGCAGAGTACGGCCAATGCGGAGTTCGCAAAAGGAACGTCACTCATCAATGAGTTTAACGTCAAGAACAACACGGCTGCTGCTCAAATGGACAAGTTCAAGAACATTATGAACGCTACGGCGATCACGATTGGAAACGCTTTGCTTCCGGCGCTCAACATGATTATGGACGCGGTGCTACCGGCAGTGGACGCATTCGCCACATTTGCAGCTCAACACCCAACAGTAGTGGCTGCGATTCTGGCGATTGTGGCTGGTGCTGGACTTTTAGCAACGGTACTACTTGGAATTAACGGACTACTGACCGCTATTGGAGTGACGGCGACCATCTCGGTGTTGCCGGTGATTGGTATTTTCCTACTCGTTGCAGCTGCGGTTGCAGCTCTGTTTTTGGCGTGGCAAAACAACTTCATGAACATTCAAGGGATTGTAAACGGCTTCCTTGGCTTTATGCAGGGGACTGTGTGGCCGGTGTTGCAAAGCATTTTCGGGTTCATTGGGGCTGTCCTCACAACGCTCGGCCAGATTTTTACGAACATATTTAACCTGATTATCATTCCTTTACTTACGGCTTTTGTTGGGTTTTTGAGCAATACATTTTGGAAGCCAATTGAGAACGTATTTAAGTTGATGACTGCTGGACTGAACGCACTCGGCCTCACTTGGGGCGACGTGTGGAACGGCATCAAGTCGTTAGTGTTCGGCATTTTGAACTCGATTGTGGGAGAGATTAAGCGACGCATTAACGACGTGATCGGCGGTATTAACATGTTGATCCGCGGAGCAAACAGCGTGGGAGACAAGATTCCGGGCTACACCACGGTCAATGAGATTCCGATGCTGGCTGAAGGTGCGCGAAACTTCCGCGGTGGTCCTGCTATTGTGGGCGAGCGCGGTCCTGAATTAGTGAACCTACCACGAGGATCAGACGTGTATAGCAACCCAGAATTACAAGGCATGGGCGGTAAGACGATTCAACAGACAAACCACATTTACAGTGATGTAGACGTGGCTTTCGCCTTGCGCGACCTATCATACGCACTAAGGACGGCATAATGAAAACAGGATACCTCGACAGCTTCCAGATGCACAGTAACTCCGAGCGCATTGGGTTTTATTTCCAGAAGGTTGAAGGCTTGGACATTCCAGAGATTCGACTTTCGGCAAGCCAACGACCCGCGACCGACGGCGCATTCGTAGGCAATCAGTTGTACGGTGGGCGGGCAATTAGCATTGTTGGGAAAGTTACGGGTGACGACATTGAGACGTACAGAACCCGAAGGCGACAATTGATTCAAGCCGTGAGCAGGAGATTGATTGACGGAGACATTACGCCACGCATTTTTAAGTTTACGACGATGGACGACCTCACATTGCGAGTGCCTGTGTATACCAGAGATTTTAGATTCACTGACGAGTTGCTTTTCGGCGAACGTTACCGGCTAAACCTGTACAGTGAGCAAGAGTACTTGGAAAGCGACAAGCTGAAGACGCTGAGTATTTATGTATTCAGTGGTGGTGGTATGGCGATTCCAATGGCAATTCCGATGAGTATGGCCGGCGGGGTAAGCGTGACCAGTACCGCAACCAACGACGGAGACAGCGACAGTTATCCGATTATCATTTTCCACGGAGAGCTAGAAGACCCGACATT